CCTAACTGATGTATACGTTGCAATGCCAGTTTTAGCAGCTGGCAATGCTCCATTATCAATAAAGTGCATCGAAAAAGGTTCCTCTGCTGCTTGCATTTGCTTAAAGACATAGGTAGTACCTTGTCTATTAAGAGGTGCTGTTGTATTCGTGACTTCAAAACCGATGGCAGTTAATCTTCCAGATCCCTGCGTATACTCTCCGTTAATGGAAGAAGTAGCAAGAATAGGAGATGAACTGATAGACACATCGTTTGTAGCCAAATCACCAAATACTTGAATGCCTCCTAAAGATCGTGTGGAGCCTGTACTGTTTAGTGTAAAAACATTATCGGCGCGATCTAAGGACTGGACTGTGGATACTGGGGTATGCCACGGCCAGATGACAACCAAGCAGTTCCAGTTGCTACCAACTGGGACAGTTGCCGGACGAGAAATTTGAAAGGATTGTTTAATGCATCTTACGACGCTAGGTCCCGTTTCAACGTCCGGCCACCCTTGGAGTTCTTTTAATTGAGTATCATGGAAAGGGTCAAGGCATGACACTAACCAGTCTGCTCCCGAAGGAGTTAATTGTTTGTCTTTAACATAACGTTGTAGCAAGCGTTCCGCTCGCGTGACTTTGACTTCTGACATCGTTTTGTTCCTCCATCCACCATGAAAAGTCCAAAAAAGGTAAAAAAGACTTATCCAAAACGGATTCCAAACCTTGATAAACTTGGTCCACCATTACATCAATATTGTAGGCGGCTGTTAAAAAGTAATCTTCGGTTGGTGTCAGATTATCACGAGGTATAGTTCGTGCTACGTGTTGTAATGCTTTAACAAACGAATTATAATCGTCTGATGCATAAGACATAAGTGTTAAAACGAAAAGTCTAGTTATAAAAGCTTCTCTAGTTTTATTATTCGGACTATTATATATTGCTGCAGTAGCAAGTCTAATAGTATCATACTTAGGGTACCAAAACCCTCTCATATTAACGAAAGAAAAACCGAGGAATGTTAAATCTTCTAAAGGGTGATCGTAACCACCTTTTAGAAATTTAAGTGTCATCCCATAGGAAGCAAAGTGATCAGCAACAAAGTTTTCGTGAAGAACATAATCAAATTCTTCATCTAATCCTAAGATGCTATCATCACCAAATAACTGGACAAACTGATAATTTAGCAATTGTTGCGGAG